CGCGGTCCGCAGCGGCGAGGTCGAGCCCGCGCTGCACGCCTACCAGGCCGAGCACGGCATTGGCCTGCTGGTGATGGGCGCCTACGGGCACTCGCGGATTCGCCAGTTCCTGGTGGGCAGCACCACCACCCGCATGATCCGCACGACCACTACGCCATTGTTGTTGCTGCGCTGAGCTCCGCGATACGGGTGCGCCCCGACCAGCGCGCCCGCCGAGTCGCCCGGTTAGCGGTAAATATCCGCCCGCGACCAGGGCAGTTCGTGGGAGCCATCCGGTAATGGCTTGCTGGCCAGGATCTGGTGCAGATTGATCCAGTTCCGGCGGAAACCGTAGGCGCAGCCGGCCAGATACACCCGCCAGATGCGCAGCGCCCGCTCCGGCACCAGCTGCTGAGCCTCAGCCAGGTTCGCCTCCAGCCGTTCGCTCCAGAACTGCAGCGTGCGCGCGTAATGCAGGCGAAGGCTCTCCACGTCGACGATCTCCAGGCCTGATTCGCTGATGCAGGCGCTGATCTTCACTAGGTGCGGCAGCTCGCCATGGGGAAAGACGTAGCGATCGATGAACTCGCCCGCGCCATGGGCCACCGGCCGTCCATCGATATACCGCGAGGTGATGCCGTGGTTGAGCACCAGGCCGCCCGGCCGCACCACATCCGACAGTTGCTGGCAGTACAGCGGCATATTGGCGTGCCCGACATGCTCGAACATGCCGACACTGACCACCTTGTCGAACTGGCCGTCTTTGGGCAGATCGCGGTAATCCATGAGCTCCAGTTGGACCTGATCCTCCAGCCCCTCGGCAGCGACGCGTTCGCGGCCGAGTTTCAGTTGCTCCGCGCTGAGCGTGATGCCGAACACCTGGGCGCCGTACTCACGCGCCGCAAAGCGAGCCAGCCCACCCCAGCCGCAGCCGACATCGAGCAGGCGATCGCCGGGTTTCAACCGCAGTTTGCGGCACAGGTGACGCAGCTTGGCCTGCTGGGCCTGGTCGAGATCTTCCGTTCCGGTTTCGAAGTAACCGCAGGAGTAGACCATGTCACGGTCAAGCCAGAGCTGATAGAACTCATTGGACAGATCGTAGTGGTAGGAAATGGCCTCGGCATCGGTGGCCTTGTCGTGGGGGGGGGGGACCGGCCCCCCCCCAAAGGCGAAGCCCCCCCCCCCGGGGCTGGGCTAACCGGCACCGCGTATTGCGCTTCGCCCAGCGCACGGGTGATCTCATCGCCGATCCGGATGACCTCCTCAAGCGGGCCGTGCAGATCGATCCGACCTTCGACATAGGCGCCGCCAAGCAGCGCAAGGCTGGGGTTGGCCAACTGTGGAACCAGATTGGGATCCTTGATCTCCAGCGTCACGCTAGGCGCCGGGCCAATGTCGATTTGTTTGCCGTCCCATAGCCTCAGGCGCAACGGCAATTCCAAGCCTCGCAAGGCTGGAAGCAATGTTGCCAACATGCTCGTCCTCCTTTTGTCAAGCGTGATGAAAGGCTAGACCAAGAATCAACGTTTGCGGACGGTCGACAGATAGTTTTTGTCTATCGGAAGGATGGAGGTCGAACTCGGGAAGACGCGTAGGTCGAGAAGCAACAGGTCGAATTCGTACACGTTGACGGCCAGGAAAGCCGGGCGGGGGAGAGAGATGGCGGAAGGCAGTGGGAGTCGAACCCACCCGGGAACGGCTGCCGCCCCCAACCGGGTTTGAAGCCCGGCCGCACCACCGGGTGCGATTGCCTTCCTCATTGATTTACAAGGATATTTCCTAGCTTGGTTGAGACTCTGACCGGGGAGTGTCGAAGAAGTGTCGAAATTCCCGAGCGGGGCCGAAAGCCAGTACGTCTTGTAAGTGATCAGGCGAGAGGTGAGCGTAACGCATTGTCATGGCGAGTGACGAATGCCCCAGGATCTTTTGCAACGTTAGGATGTTCCCGCCGTTCGCAATGAAGTGTGACGCGAAGGTGTGGCGTAGAACATGCGACTTCTGTCCTGCTGGCAGATTGAGCCCAGCACGAACGACAGCCTCATCGAATCGATCACGGCAGTTGCTGAACGCGCCATGTTCTCGAAGATGAGCACGAATGCGATCTGCCAACTTCGGATCGATGGGCACGACACGCCGCCGCTTTGACTTGGTGTTCACGAATTGGAGCAATCCATCGGTAACCCGACTCAACGTGAGCCCTTGAGCTTCACCCCACCGACACCCCGTAACAAGGCAGATCATCGCGATAAGCTCGACGTGCGGATGCCTCATGCCCCGCATTACTTGAAAGAGTCGATCAATCTGGTGAGTGTCGAGATAAGACAGCTCACGTTCCTGCAACCGAATGGCACGGAGCAGGGCAAGCGGGTTCTGATAGTCGATCTCACCCAGCCGGCGCAGCTCATTGAACATTGCCCGCAGATAGGACAGTTCGTTGTTCAGTGTCTTCGGGCTTATCCCTGATGCTAGACGCTTGGCGCGATACTCCGCGAAATCTGTAGCACTAAAGCCTATGGCTACCGGATCTTTGAGGCGTTCAACCATCCGATCCATGATGACCCTGCGCCCCTCATAGTCGGCAAGCGACTGACCGTGCAAACGACCCCAGCAATCCACCAATTCGGAGAGGCGGCGACGATCTTTCGGCTTGGGTGACCATTGCGGGCTCTCGATCAGCTTGGATCGACACGTCGACTCGAAGCGCTGGGCCTCGCCCTTGGTCTTGAATGTTTTACGGAAACGCTTGCCCTTGATCGGTTCTACATCGACCCGCCAGCGTCCGTCAGGCAGTGCGAGGATCGCCATCAGATAGCACGCCCCCATCGCACGTGGCGTTCCTGCAAAAGGTTCTTGATGTGGATGTATAGATCCCGCTCCGTCATGTCCTTGGATGCGTAGTGATCGCGGATAACTGGCCAGCATTCCCACTCGCGCAACCGCTCAAACGCCTTTTTTGCGCCCACTCGCTCCCTTGCCAGCAGGCTTACGAAGTTTCCCAGGAACAGTTCCACGTTCTTTCCCGAAAAGCCTCGAGAGGTCTTGTAGTAGCGCTTGTATTCCGTCTCATCAACCAGGGAATCGACCGGCAGATCAACCCGTGCGTCTTCTCGCAGCAGCGTCCAGATGGGCTCGAAGTAGCCAGGGCGGGCAAGCAATTTGAATTGACTCAGGCCGTAGCGCCACAGGCCTTCCAGATGGGCCGAGAAGGTGTCGAAGGAGTCAGTGCCGATGGCTTGGCCGGTCTTCACGTCAACTGAGCCGCTGGCGAACTGCTGGATGATCGAATGGTGATAACGCAGTTCGACGCGCCACACGTCCTGGGCCGGGTCGTAGTTGTCTGGATCATTCGCATCGAAGGAATCACGGCGACGCCAGACGCTTTCCCAATAGTCGAGCTTGTCATGGGCGCGAGCTTGGAGGGTCTTGTTGTAGATCCCGAGCTGTACGCCACCGGCAGAGCCGAACAGAAAGGATTGGCCTTTGCCATAGGTGGCGGCCTCCATGGTCCACTGGATCTCCTTGATGCCCGAGATATCACGGTTGGCACGTGCGCGGCAGTGCATGCGGGCCGTTAGGTCAGCCGGAGGCGTCCAGCCTTGCAGATCCAGGGCGAGGTGGACGGCACACTGGTTGCGCTCCCGGTGGGTCATCACGGCGGCAGCGTAGTAATCCATCCGTTCCTGGAGCCGTTCCGGCGACAGCGCGTCGATGGCATGCGGTGACACTTCGATTTTCAGGTGTGGGCCGATCTGCTCCAGCTTCGCATTGAAGTTCTTGATGAGCAGGATGAACCCGAGGTCGGCGTTCTGGAGCTTGTACTGGTAACCAGAGTCCCGACCAACGCGCCCGGAATGCCAGATCTCACCGGCGAATTCGACCATCGCGCCCGGCTTCTCGAACAGCGCCATAACCTCAGGACGAATCAGTCCCCGGTATAGCTGGCGGACCGTGTCCACGCCGCAGCGCAGCAAACGGATTTTCGACAGATCGGTGATCGCCGCAGTACCTGGGTCAACGAACAACCTTCCGCGTTTGGTCGGATTGCCCGTTATATGATCCAGTCTCGCTTGGTCTTTAACGCTCATTCTCGAATCTCCAACAATGTCCATTAACGGACGGTTTCAACT